GGGCTGCCAAGTATTGGCCAACCCTCAAGAATGACGAAGTAAATGTCTTTAAGACACTACGACGTCTATCCAGATCATCATTGGAGATACAGAAACTCCAAGCAAGTTATATGAGACCCATATTGGGTCAAATATACATAGCTCTGCCTAAGACAGAGTCAACATGGGTCTATACTCTACGCCTTTGGCGTGAGTTAACCCTTCTGATTTTGAATCAGGAACACGGTCGAGGGGCGTTAGCTCTTTGGAAGAGTCACACACTCGATGTACGGAACCATTTCTATAGGAAAGAGGGATACGTACTCAAGACACCCCTGGAAATCTTTCCAGAGGATACTTGGCTCCGAAAAGATCCTAAGGATCTTACCGAACTAGATCTCAAACACCTGAGCATCTACACCGCCACCCGTTCTCTTCCAGCAGGAGACGCGGTACGCGAATCAGAGGCAATTGCCAAAACTATAGAAGTTTTGACTAAGCCCGTTGATCCATTAACAGAGGGAGAAATCCAAACAGCCCTTTGGGCTGCAAAGGTTGCTGGACAAGAAGTCCAGAATTGTGTGTCACCTGCTTTCTTAGAAAGCGCTAATGCACATGTGAGCCTGTCGAACAGGAGTTGCCTCGAATCCACCTTCTCTGAAGGTGGGAAGTCCGAATTCATAATGAATGCGTTCCACCATTCTTTCCTCTTTGAGGAACCCGAGCATGCGCAGCACATAGTGCTACCTACTCAGCAAGCAATCCATTTCGAAATAGGACGTCCAAGATGGACGGCCGAAATCGGCGGAGTACAAAATGTACTCAATGATCTCCCCTTTGGGGACTACATACCAAATTCAGGTTGGGTTTATCCCAAACTAAACGGTGCTCAACAGGAGCGTCTCTCAACGCTCCTCTTCACCTGGTCTTTCATGACTTTGGTGAATGAGGGAATTCTATTACCTGACGGTACGCCTTCAGGCGTACCTGTTCGATCCCGGCTCGCCACAGTTGGCGAGCCCGGGGGAAAGGTCAGGATTCCTACCGTTTCTGAATGTGCTGTCACAACTTACCTCCAACCATACGCACACGTAATGCGTAATCTTCTAGAGCAAGATCCAACACTTAGTGCTGGATTATCTGCTGCAAACCAGGCCTACGAATTCTCTAAGAGAATTCCTAAGGATGAAGTCTACGAAGCCGTCCTTGGCGGCGACTTGGAAGACTCTACGAACTATATCGAATACGATATGGGACGTATGGTAGTTAAAGGTTTCTGGGAAGGCTTTGCCAAACCAGTTACCCCCTATTTCAAGACTGCCCACCTTCTGATACTCCAACCAATGAGTATTGAGTACAAGGGTGCGGTTTACCTCACCACAAAGGGAGCCCCTATGGGACTACCTGGTACTAAACCAATCCTTCACCTCTTCAGCAAGGTTACGGATATTATTGCAAGTGACCGACGACGGTCATACAATAAATTCCAACTCACAGCCCATCCATGGGCGTGTGCAGGAGACGATA